CATGGGACAGGGTTTAGGTCCATTTTTCTATCCTGGTGTTGGTGATCCTGGCTTTGGTGGTGGTGGAAGAAAAACATACAGATTCAGTAGTGCAATGATAGAGCGAGCGCACAATACTGATCCTGGCGACGGCATGTCATGTGAAACTGTATCTAATGCTATTTCACTAGATTACAACCGAACGTTAGTAACAGGTTCACTTACAACATTTCTGGATGACCCCGTTGGACTTGCACAAACTCATACAGTGTTGTTACCGAGTCACGGTGTAAGTGAACCGTTGTGGGTACAGAGTGTAGATATAACAATTGACCAGAATGGTTTCAGACAACGCATTGGTTATTTAGGTGGTGGTGTAGTTGATGGTCAATTGCCCGATCCTCCTGGCTGACGGCTTAGTTTAATATGCCAACACTAGCACAATCAGTAAACACAATCCGTAGTTGGAGCACACAGGCACGGCCTGTTGATATTGCTCAAACTGCGTCTGTGAATTTTGTGTTTGACGGTGCTGGTCAAGCACTTACACCTAACGCTCAACTTACATGTGCTGTTGGTTTCTCAGGTAGGTTAACCGCAGTACGTGTGTTGGGTGCATATACCTCTACAACAACTGATCCAACGCTAGGCTTAGCTACTATTGAAATAGCTATAGGTACTTTCACTGACTACCCACAACTGTATAACATGTACGGTGCTGACACTACCGAACGGCCTGGAATTGTTGGTACTGTCAATCCGTTCAAAACTGACATGGCGTTTGATTTGTGGATTCAGTATGTAAGTATCAATGACATACTGAGAGCTAGGCTCACCGCTGTGAGTGGTGGACTAACTAGCGTCACACTTTCACTTCTATTCAGAAGACTCCCTGGTGCTGGATTTGGTTCCATTCAGTTAGAAGCTGGTGGTAGTGAGCTAGTCACAGCAGCAGGCGATGCAATTATACTAAGACAGTAACTTTAGAGTAGAGAGTATGCCAACAACAATTCACTCCAACCTTATTCAACCAGATGCAATTCATCAGGCTGCGTTTGTACAAACAACTGACCCTGGTGCAGTTGGTGCAAACAAGTTTTGGGTAAATACAACTGGCTCTGCACCTTACACGCTAAGAAAACGTAATGCAGCTAATACAGGTTGGGATGTTATTGGTTCTACAGGTGCGGGTACTGTAACTAGTGTTGGTCTAGCCGTGCCTGCTGATAAAGCTGTAAGTGGTAGCCCTGTTACTGGCTCAGGCACAATTACGATTACTGACAACACACAAAGTCCAAACTTATTCAAAGCTGGACCTACTTCTGGTGCTGCTGCTACTCCATCATACCGTGCAATAGTACCTGCTGATTTACCGGTATTTGTTGCATCGGGTGCTTCACATGCACGTGGTGCTGTACCTGATCCTGGCTCAACTGCTGCAACTACTCACTATTTACGTGAAGATGCTACTTGGCAAATACCCCCAAGTGCTAGTGTTATGGTTGCTAGTGGTGCAAGCCACGCAGCAGGACTCGTACCTGATCCTGGTGCAACAGCGGCGACAACACATTACTTACGCGAAGATGCGACTTGGCAAATACCACCTAGTGCAAGCGATATGGTTGCGTCAGGTGCTTCACACGCACATGGATTAGCACCTGATCCTGGCGCAGTAGCCGGTACAACTAAATTCTTACGTGAAGATGCTACGTGGGCTGTACCTGCTGGTGGTGGAGGTGGTGGAACTACAGGTGCAATGGTTCCTATTCAAACACAGAATCCAGTCAGTATAAGTGCTTTGACTTTTAATGTGCCGTCTGGATACAAGAGTCTTAGAATCACTGGCATTGCTAGAAGTGATAATGCTTCCAGCACTGTAACTGCTTCGCTCAGGTTCAATGGGGATACTGGTACTAACTATTTCAATCAAGTATTTCAAGCATCTGGTACTACTGGTGGTGGTGCTGATGGCAATGCTACCGCGACCTCATCCATTCCTATTGGGGTTGTAAATGCTGCTAGTGCTCCATCAGGTTACGCAAGTAGTATATATGCTGAAATTCCTAGTTGTAGTGAAACATCCTTCAACAAGAATGTTATATCACGTGGCACTGATCGTTATGGAACTTCCAGCGGTAACTTAGAAATACGTTGGGCTGCTGGTCACTGGAACAGTGCTGCTACAATTACATCTATTACTATTCTACTTTCTGGTGGTAGCTATGTAGCTGGATCTTCATTTACGTTGTGGGGTGAATCTGATGCTGCCCCTGCGTTACTTACTACAAACTCCAACCTCATTAGTGAAATTATTCTGAATGCTGCCGTAGCTTCTATTAACGTTCCTAACATCGCACAAGGCTACAAAATTGCTAAGATTGAACTGATAACTCGTGGAGATACTGCTGCACAGAATGCTACTGTATCCATGCAATTCAATAGTGATACTGGAGCTAATTACAACTATCAGAACTTGCGTGGTTCTGGTAGCGCGGCAGCAGGGACTGCATCAACAACACAAACGTCTGGTGGTATTGGATTTGCAACAGCAGCATCTGCAACTGCAAATATATGGACTTCTTTTATTGTAACTCTTCCCGATTATTCACGTTCCGCTTTTGGTTTCAAAACATGGTTAGCACACTCCGAGGGTTGGGGTGGTAGCGGATCGATGGAAAATGATGTGACTACTGGCTATTGGGCTAGCCAGAATGCAATCACATCAGCTTTGTTCCTCATTAGTGCAGGTAATTTTGTCGCTGGTACAGTTATTCGTGTATATGGTGAACCTGCATCGATGGGTGGACCGAGTGTTGGTACTGGAACTAAAGCTCGTATCAGTGCCAACCAATCGGTAACTAACGCAGTTGCAACTCTCATTGATTTCGATACTGATGATGTTGATGCTGACAACCAGCACTACGTGAGCAATGCTAATCTGACTGGTACAGTAGCGAAAACTGCTGCGAGCGCAACACTTACAGGCACCTCAACCCTATTCACAACTGAGCTAAGTATCGGTCAAGTTATCATGGTGCCTGGAACGGCGAATGAGAAACGTGTTGTAATTGCAATTGCATCTGCTACGTCACTTACCGTCAATGCTCCATTCGCCAATACTAATAGTGGTCAAACTGCAACGCGAGTGAGAACTGCATTCGTATTTCGTCAGCCTGGGTTCTATGAAGTTGAAGGCAGTGTTTATTCGGCAGCGATAGCTACTGGCAATGCTACGCTCGAAATAGTTCTCAACGATACAACTAGTATCAAGCAACGTGATCAGGTTGGTATCAATGCCAACGCTGGCTACGAAGTAGTTCTGTTACGTAATTTCCAGCAGTGGGATTTCGTAGAACTACGTTGGACTCAAGGTAGCAGTGGCGCTGTTAACGTTCTCGCTGACGAACGTACTCACCTATCAATATCTAGCAAGCCAACTGTTATAGTCGCAATACCTTACATTAACATTCAGGATCAGAAGGCCAATAATACTAGTGGCGGTACCTTTACAAGTGGTGCTTGGCAGACACGTGATCTAAATACAATTGCAAGTGATACAGCCGGAATAGCTTCTATATCATTGAATCAGTTTACACTATCTCCTGGCACATATCGAATACATGCTGAAGTTCCTGCTTATGGGGTAAATGCGCATAAAGCTAGACTTCAGAATATTACAGATTCTGCTACACAACTCCTTGGAACTAGTCAAATGGACCCATCACCTGATGGTGGATGTGGACATTCTATTATATCGGGTAAATTTGTCATAACTGCAACAAAATCATTTTCAATACAACATCAATGTCAAACAACTAGATCAGGTGCTGGTTTTGGTACTGCCACTAACTTCGGTGTCACAGAAATTTATACCAATGTTGAACTCTGGAAGGAGGGCTGATGACAGGGCCGCTTCCTCCAGATTTTCAGGCTAACATTGAATTTGAAGGTAATGCAGACTGGATAGCTGAGTATGAATATCGGTTACAGATTAGTGGAACTAACCAGAGCACTGTAGTACTTCTTGTTTATGTATTTCAAGAGGATACAACTGCTGATCCGTTCCCTGGAGTATATCCTAATCCGTCAGCTACGATAATTAATGAAAGAACCGACCTTCCAGAACTTGTAACATATTGGGGTACATGGCGGCTTGAGGATGGTACAGGATTAAATACTACAACTCGACCAGCATTGAGTGTACACGTATTCTCATTTCCATATGATCCTGCACCTGGGGCTGGTATAACTTTCTTTCCGTCATGGGTTGCAACCATTGTAACTGGTGGAGTGAACGGCTACCCAAATGGCACGTTTACAGGTAATGCCTACTTACCAGTTCCAGATGATCATTTACCAACAGCTACAGTAGCTGTACTCTTTCTACAAATATACGGCTTCGATAACAATGACTCCCTAACTAAATACAGAGGTTTGATAAACGAGGTAATTGTAAATAGTGGTCACAGAGGTGTCATAAACAGTCCAACAGATAAAACTGAGGTAGACACGCCATTCAAAAGCCTCCTTATTTCGTACACTCTGTTTGAACCTCAAGAACCTTATATCGCTAGAATACAATCCACTGCGATAGAACCCGCCGTTTTTTCTTACACAGGTATACTTAACCCTGGCGATTCTGTTGACTATGCTTATACCATCCCTGGCGGCACAATTAATCGTTTCGGCATAGACTATCCTATCCAAATAATTGATCCTACTACATCCAGTTTATGGTACAGTCTACTCCTTGCTACAGCTAGTGGTCTATATCCTACTTATATATTGGATATCAGATTCCAAGCAGCGATGGATTCGTTAGATGGTTCCTTTACCTTGCAAATCCAAGATAGTACAGGTACATGGCATGATCTTACTGTAATCGAGAGAGGCAGTTGGGTTTTTAACAATCCAATGGCTGAAATGGATATACACCTAACAATCCCTGTAGGTGGACTTACCAAGAGCGGTCACTTCAGAATAACCAATCCTGCTACTAACACTGATCCTGCTACGATAAACAACTTTCATTTGCACTGGCCTAGTGTTCACACCACAGAAATAGAACACGATCCTGGCACTAGTGTTTCGTTAACCTTACCTCCATATCCAGCAGATTACGATGTGTTTGGTGACAGAGCGGATGCTATTGATGGTGGTACTAAAATACCTTTTATACATCCTAAACCTACAACTGTCAATGTACATGTGGAAGGCCCTGGTGTAACACCTAGTTATGCATACAACAATGACAGTGTAACGGTTCCAACAGGTAGATTTAATGCTACGAGTCCAGTTAATGTAACTCTCGATCCACAAATATATGCAAGCTACTTAGTTGTAAATTCTACTAACAACACTTATCAAATCAAATTCCATTATGAGAATGTCACATTCAGTCACCCTGGTAGTGGATCACCCCCTTGGGCACAAATAGAAATACAAGATTCTGCTGGTGCTTGGATACCTCTTACTGGTTCAGGTAATAGCGGTTTCTCTACCACACAAACTTTTACCATACATCTAAGTGCAAATGCATTGCTACCTAATCCACTTCCTGTTCACTGGTTGAATGTTGATTCTTTCGGTGACGCAAGTTTTTTAACTGGAGTAACGGTATACTTTCTTCCAGTTCCAGCTTATGATCTCTATTTATGCTTATGGCAAAATCCTGATGTACATTTTGGTGACACAGGTTCAGTTATACAGCATCTCGGTCAATTTGCTGTTGACTCATCTCTGACCTTACCTTGGCCTTATATACCTGAACCTTTGGACTGGTACGGATTTACTATATTTGGAACTTCGTCAAACACCAATTACGCTGACTTCACATTCACGTATGAAGTACAAGGGGCTGATACAGTTGGTGTAGGCGTACTGAATCATCCTGTGTTTTACGGATATGATCCAGTTGATGATACTGTACTCAGTGGCTATGGCCCACTGAGACTCGATACTACTCTACATACATTTCCTCTTCAAAGTCCTGATTGGTCACCACAACTTATTTCACCAATCGGATATGAACAAGCAAACTACTATTCATTCAACACCATAACAGGAGAATTTGCTAACATACTTCCCTACGGTTATTTCACCTCTGACAATATAAACGTACCTAGAGTAGGTATACCCATAACCATGCCATTGGATGGTGGCGTTGGGGAACTACCGTCAATGGTGATCGATCCTATGAACTGGATTACCGTAACGTTTACCCTGACTGGTGAGGTGTGGGTAGCTCGGGTTGCAGGTGGAAACAGGGTGATGATAAATGGCTGAATCCAAAATGAGCATGTCTGGTAAGGTCCAGACAAAAGTAATCAAGGGTTCTATTAAACCTACTGGCTATGTAGTTACAAAGGAAAGGATGGAGACATGGTTCTCGAAACTCATACGTACACTGACGCTAAAGATACACTAACCGTATTCGTCAAAAATGCTTGGGTGCCTGATCCTGTACATGCGTCACTCAAGGAATTCCAGCCTAACACTGAGCTAGGTTTCATTATCAAGCGGTGCTTTGATTACCTTCCACTACCTCTTGCTTTAGAGTTACTGGATCAAATCAAGGTTAGTATCGTTATGGAATCTCAGTTGGAGGCAACAGTAATTCGAGGTTGCCCCTCACATCGCTTGACACCATGTGAGTGTGCTCGTGTCGAAGAACACTACGGTGTGGTTAGTCATAAGCTTGTTACTGCTGTTGGTGTCCTTTATATCTGTAATAACTTTGCTGCTACTGCGAGCTATTCATTAGGTAACTTCAACTTTCATGGCATCGGTACTGGCGTCACTGCTGAAGCAGCAACTGACCAAACGTTAGTGACAGAACTTACAACTGAATACAACCCTAATAGCACTCGTGCAACTGGCACTGGTAGAACAGCGGCAGCAGCAGGTAACAATGCGACGTATCAGACAATTGGTACGAATACACTTGACTCGGGTACGCCTGCTGTTACAGAACATGGATTATTTACTCAGGCAGCTACAGGCGCTTACGCCGCTCCAGCAAATGTACTTCTGGATAGGAGTGTGTTTTCTGCTATTAACCTTGTGGGTGCTAACGGGGATGGACTCCAAACTACTTACACCATTACCGTAAATAGCGGCGGGTAGTTAATTATGGACGGATATAAAGCAACACTCCAAGCGACGTTAGACAATGTGACTCAGGAATTCAAGGGAACTGCTGCTGAGGTCAGATTACAACAATTCCAGTATCACATGCAGACAGCTATCATGGCATTAGAACACCTGTACGATGAGGCGGATCGTATGCGTGGTCCTAGTGGTGAGGATATTTATAGGAGTAACCCATAATGAGTCGGTTTGGAGCTAGTGTTGAAAGCCAAACTGCACAAGCAGCAGGCTCACCTGTTACTACAACGTTCAATGGTTATTTCGCTGCTCTTGTTTCTGGCGCGTCATGTAACTTCACCCTACGTCGATTGGTAATTGGAGTTCGTGCTGGTGCCGCAGTACCCACTAGCCAACAAATGACTATTGAGGTACGTCGTCAAACAGTTAGGGTTGCTGGTACGGGCTTTAGCACAGTTACTGGCATCAACTTTGACCCGCGTGGACCTGCTTCTGCTATTACTGGTATTGATATTACCACTGCTACTACTGCTGGCACTACTGGTCCTACAACCGGACTCGCCATAAAGAAACTTACATTCAATACTCAAGGTACGCTAGACGTACCGTTTGAAACGTTGAATGAATTCCTCTGTGACCAAGGTACAGCCAACGGTATTGCATTTGTGAATATTGGTAACGCACTGCCAGCCTCACACTTATTTACTCTGGATGCTGAGTGGGAAGAGTAGCTCATGCTCTACGTACGTGGATCTTCTTCAGCAGTATTTAGCACACAAAGCTGTAATAACGGCGCGCAGTTAAGTGGAACAGTAACAGCGAATGCTAGCGCTGAGGAATTATGGGATCAGGTTGATGTACTTCTAAGCATGGCATCTAGTGTTACTACTGGTGCGCCCTGGGTACTTTACCTGATTCCTCACACTGCTGATGATGCTACCGCTGGTGATGCTATTACTCCACCGTCAGCTATTTACATGGTAGCATCCTGGCCTGCTAATACAGGTACGAGTGCTCAACACTTGACCGCTCACGGTATTTCATTACCTCCTGGCAACTTTACCTATATCCTGTATAACAACACTGGACAGAATGCTACAGCTAGCTCTGTGACTCTTAATCGAAGGCCATACCACGTAGCTTAGTAGCTTAGTCAATGCCTGAATCAACTCTATCTATACATAGAAATATATACATTCCAAAGAGAAAGCCTAGAGTTGGCGACTCTATAGCTAATCCCGCTCATCCATTAACAAGAGGCTTGCTCGGAGCATGGGCCTTCAATGAGGGCGGTCTACCAAATAATGCTGGCCCAAATGCTAACTATCTTTTCAACGGCATTTATCCAGATATTTTTGCTGTACAATCCAGTAGTGGAAACTGGCCTACCTGGGAGTATGGTCAGTACGGAGCACAGTTAAGGTTCACAGGTACAAGTGGTACTGATCGTTTCCAAACTATCAAGTTACTTACTGGTGTTCAAAGTAGATATACTGTACAGGCACATACAGTAGCTCTATGGGTCAGGACTGCTTCAATAACAAGTTCTTCAGCAGGTGGTTCCTATTCTTTAATAAGTAGATCGAACGATATTCTAGCTGGTGGATGGGAATGGGCACTCAGTACAACGCCAAACCATTTCGCATTCGCATACTATGACGGATCAGTTGAAGGCTGGTATAACGATACAGCTACATTATCGAATAACACCAACTATTTTCTGGTCGGTACATGGTCACCTGCTGGTACTGTAAGTTTCTATGTAAATGGTCTTCTCTCTTCTTCCACGAGCACCACAACCAGCAACGTTACATATTCTGGTTCTGATGAACTTCAGCTAGGATTTCAGAGTAATAGTGGAACTCTACAGAACTCCCCATTTGAAGGTGCATTTCAGCAAGTCCTTATCTACAACCGAATGCTTGACGCTAAGGAAATTGCTGAACTCTATGCTGAACCATTTGCTATCTACAAACCTCGAATTCCACTTTATCAACTATTTCCACCGACCACTGCTCAAGCAGTGTGGATACCCTTTCCCAAGAGAAATAACATAGCTCAACGTACAGCACAAATACAGCGATACGAACGCCTGAACCGTATTAAAACTAGGCCGCCATTCAGACAAGCTATATATGGTCAGTGGCCTCAAGGTACTATTACTTCTGGTGGTACTATAGTCAACAGAGCCAACAAAGTTTTAACTGGTGTCATCACTAGTGCAGGCACCTTACTTACACAAGCCTTCCAAGCGATACCGTACTTACTTACACACGTTCGTTCTACTTACTATAAAGTCGCTGCACCTAATCTAAGATTCCCGCCAAGGACTCGCATCAAGTTTGTAATACCACGTGCTGGTGCTGTTCTAAACACACAATCAAATTCAGGCACCATTACATCCTCTGCAACCATAGTCAATAGAGCTAACAAAATACTTGCTGGTACTGTTACCTCTTCGGGCACTCTAGTTAAGGCGGCTGCGAAAGCTTTCACTGGCACTATTAGTACAATAAGCGGCACTTTAGTCAAGCAGGCACGTAAGGTATTTACAGGTTTACTTGTTGAGAGCGGTGTACTCGCAACAGCCAAAGTAGCTGTACTTGCACTTGCAGGTACAATAACTTCCTCAGGTACACTAGTCAAACGTGCATCCAAAATACTTGTAGGTGTGATAACATCTTCAGGTGCCATCATTCAACGCGCATCGAAGATGTTGAGCGGTGCTATCAATAGCAGCGGTGCACTACTTACAACAAAAGCGTTCGTCAGACAAGTTAGCGGTACTATTACAAGTAGTGGTGCTATAGTCCGACGAACGAACAAAGTACTTACTGCTCAAATACTGCCTAGCGCCAGCATTACAAACTTTGTACGTAAGTTTGGACTAGCTGGTACTGTTACTTCCTCAGGTACCGTAGCACGTGTCAGAGTTATTGTACGTGCATTTACTGGTACTCTCACTAGCGCAGCTACACTTACAAACCGTGTGTTCAAGGTGCTGCCTACTGCATCACTCCCGCTCAACGCAACACTAGGCTTTATCAAACCAATCCGTTTGACAGGCTCCATTCTTATGACTGCATCCCTAACTAAAGCAGTCGCACAATCACTTCGCGGCCTGATCTCTACTATCACATCCACTATTGATAACTTCGCTCACCACGGTGCAGCAGTAAGTGCTACTCCTGAATACATAGCTTACGAGTTGCCTCTTGCTACTTATGAGGCTACTGATCACGTCCTAATAGAATACGAAACAACTGATAAGGTGCTCGTTTAATGGCTGTTCAACTTAACCAACGAGCTAGACAAACCTCAGTCAACAGATACCCAAAAGGTACTGTCATTACACATGTACTCCAGATAAAACAAAACGGTAGGTTTGTAAATCCTACCGCTCTGGTGGTTTATTTACGTGATCCGACTGGAGTACAACAAGGCCCACTCAGCCCATCACAAGATGGTGTAGGCCAATTTACTTACTTACAACAAACCTCGCTAAGTGACCTTGATGGTTTGTGGACTATCCGTTGGTTAGGTACTGGAATAGCCCAAGGTTCAGCCGAACGAGAATACTTTCTCTACTCTAGCTTTAGTTAATCGTCGTCATCAGCAGGTCGAACTAATTCTGGCTTCAGTCTTATCAGCCTAAGAGTACATGCTTCAGTAGCACCGTGCCAGAATTCAGCTATCTCATCCGTAGTCATTCTTTTAAATGCTGGTCCTCGATTAAATATTTCGTCTAACTTCTCTATTGTCTTAACCCCCAATTCGTGCGGGTCATCTGTTCCAAAGTTATTTTTGTACATAGACTCCCTCCCCGTACCAACTCACAATGAGGTCCAAAGCTTCATGGCAAAGCAAACAGTATGGAATGGTACGGAGGCTGAAATGAATGAATTGATGGCTGCTATACGTAGAGCATGTTCTGATTGTCCGTGTCAAACACAGAACAGGAAATGCTCTGTACTTGATATACTAACGGATCAACATGCTTTGAATTACTTACTGTTCAATCACAGAACAGTTAACCACTTGATGCTAAAGGAATTCTGTCAGGAGTGAATATATCAGCTTCATATGAAAGTAAGTGAGCCAAGGCATCTGCTTCATGATCAGTGAACGAATAACCTGAGTCATGCAGCAGCGCAACAGCCTTACTTACATATGCCTTACGTCGCTGAGGTTGACGCGGTACTCCCTTAATTCCATAGTTCCAGCACAACGCTTCAATAGCACCAACCAATCTAACTGTATGGAGTCCATAGCCGCTAATTAGCTGAGCCTGAAACTCTTCATACACACATACCTCAACAGGTGGACGGATCAATTCATAAAGATCCGTCTTTTTTGTTATGCTGACAGTTTTGAAACTACCATCTGGAAATCGAATAGCAACTCCGGTTGTGCCTCCCGGATCAATACTAATAATCATTCAGTTCCTTACCTATTCTAGCTACCTCTTCGCCGTATTTAGCTACTAATTCTAAAAGCTCTAGGTATGCCTTTCTCAGTCGCCTTACTTCTTCTTGCAGAACAGGCACCGAATCTACACACCAACAGGTATAATCACTCGCTTCATGTGGCATACCTTGTGTACGTTTATTAGTTATATGTCTCAGTTCCGGTTGTATTTCTGTCACAAGTAAATCAGTTGAACCGGTCCAAACTGTTTGAATTGATCTTGATCAAGAGTATCCCAAATAGCACAGTAACCTTGTGCAGAGTTAGCTACCCAAATCCTATTACCCTGAATGCCACGTATACCCATAAAATGGTACATACCAACAGGATTAATACAGCCAGTGTGATCGGCGCAAATCGAGTAGGCCTCACTCCATGTCACCCATGCTTGTCGCGCCACCAAACCAAACTGAGCAAAAGCATCTACAAGGCACTGAGCGTTCATCAAACCGTAAGTTTCATTCACACAGTCAGGGTAGCCAATTATATTTGCGGCTTCCTCACGCGATATACTAGCTGTACCTGTTGCTTCGAGCACCCATTGAAAGGAACATATACTACACGTCCACGAACGCTGCTGACGTGCCATATATGTTTCTGGATTCCACGTTACGCTTTTGGGGGTTCTTCTGCCTCATATTCTGACTCAACAACAGGCACGTCTAATGTAAGTGTACCAGTTAAGTTGGGATCAAGTGCATATAGCCATGCCTCTGCACTACCTTCACCAACCCACTTACCTTCCAGTTGTGCAGCAACTATACGTGTGAAAATAGCTTGCTGTTGTTGTAACTGTGTAATAGCTGATCTGAGTGTTTCAGCTTCATTAAATGCAGCATCCATCAAGTCTGGTCCTTTTTCATTGTACGGAGGTGTGTTTTCTTCTGTCATGGATTCTCCAACTCGAATTCCCAAGTACCTGGATGGGGGTTGTTGTCTTCTTCTGCTTGTGCATCAATAGCCACAATCCAAGCAGTGGCCATTGCTGCTACCTGTATCAATTCCTGTCTTAACTGTGACTTGGTTTTCTCTGTGTCATAAGTAAGCAAGTGTGCAACCTCACCTACTTCCTCAACTAGTATAGGTAGCCACTCATTATTTTCCCAATGAGCATCCTCTCGACTGTTACCTTTAGCACCGTGCTTCTCATGCGCTCTGATACGTTCGTTGTGAATATCAGTATACACCATATTAAAAGCACTTAGGCGATAGTATTGTGGTACGTAACTTTTAGGTTTTGTCATATGAAACCATACTACCCCAATTGTTTCCGATTTTTAATTCCACTTCGATTGAAGGCCAGCCTGGAAACCTGGGCTTTTCCATTACACACTTGATGTACTGTGCACAATCTGCTAGGGCCACCAACGGTACACAAAATAACATGCTATCATGAACACTAAGAAGCACCCGAGCACCAAAAGCACTAAGGGGTTCATATAGTTCCAGTAATGAGGTTAGAATGTAATCGTTGGCACTACCTTGAATTGGAAAGTTTACTGATTGTCGGAGTATGTGGGCGGAATCATCACCGTAAACAACTCTGAACCTTCGTTTTCTTCCTGTAACAGTAACCAACTCTCCGCGCTCGGTAGCTGATCGCATAATGCTGTCAGCCCATTCTTCATAAATTCTATATCGTGCTCTCCATCTAATAAGCATACTTGAAGCTTCAGCGTAAGTACAGTCTGCCACCCGCTTTCGTGCAAGGCTATCCGCACCTTGTCTATAGAAGTTCCCGAAAGTAACCTTTTTCGCCTGAAACCTTTGCTTGATTCTAAGTGGATCTTTCCCTCTAAGTCCTTGTAGAAAAGCGTCACGCTCCATCCTTGCTATAACATCTGCGGCTGTACTACTATGAAAGTCTCCACTTTCAAGGTCAGCTTGCATTATTGGATCTTGGGATAAATAAGCTGCAAGGAACACTTCAATTTGTTTATAGTCGGCTTCGAGCAATATGCTTTGCTCATCGTCGGGTACGAATATCTCTTTGATTCGAGATAGCTCTGCACCGACAGAGTATGGTTGAGGAATTGTCTGTACCGGTGGATTCCTATAACTTGGCCTACCTGTACGGGAACCATGTATAAGAACTGCGGGATGCACACGGCCATCAAGCTTGATTTGATCCTTTATTCCAATTAGATAATTTGTAACCATATGGTCTAATTGGCGGAAATCAAGCAGTGCATCGATGAACGGGTGATCCATTAGCTCAAGCACTTCAACCTTTGTTGAAGGCTTCTGGCGAGCATATCTGTTCGGCATCCTCAAGCTTAGCACACCAAACAGTAGCTTGATCAACTGTGCAGGGCTATTCAAGTTGATGCGTCCGGGCCACCCGTATTCATTTGCCATGCTTACAAGTTGCTCTTCACTAGCTAACCATCGAGGTAACCATTCAAGAGCTAACTCTGCGATTTTATCCTGATCTACCTTAACACCTTGGTATGATATATCTGCGAACACATTCGCCAGCGGGATAAATAAATCCTTATAAAGCTGATATACGTTATCCTTCCTCTGGAGGTTTTCAAAACAAGGCACCAACCGTCGGGTGTAGGCAGTGTCCTTAGCGTTGTACTCATAGAGCAATGAATTCGTAGCAACGCCCCTACGCTTATTGTATCTAAACTGTTCCTTGTAATGATCCGCGCCACAGTATTCACCTGACGTAATCTCCAACTTGTGAACACCACCGCGCTCATCAAGACTATAAGATTGCAGTAAGCTATCTTCGTGTATAGCAAGCTTAACCCCGTAGCGTTGGCGCAGCTTGTTAACGTCGAACATGCCATTCTGAAAAGCCCAACGAACTCCGCTAGGCCAATCAATGTCATCGAGATAGCAAGCAGGAATGACAGCCGTATAATCGTGATCCCAACACACACTGAGACAGGTAATTTCTTCATTGAAGATATCAATTTCTTCTTCCCCGTAATTAGTCTCAATGTCAATGGATACTAAACTATCCTCCCCTCTAGGTAGTCCGTCAAGTACTGCCTGTGCTTCTTCTGCCGATTCAACAACTGTATACCTGACATTGCTTACACTACCATCAGCAGGCCAACCACACCATTCCCCATCTGGTGTACCAATGATCATGGGTATCTTTTGCAGGTCTTTGCATATGTCTAATATGAGTTGGCTATTGCCTCTGAGAAAACCTGCGGGGTGGTACGTACCCATTACATAGGCACCGAGAGTAGGCATCCATGTAGGTCGCCCACGGTTACCACTCATTTCCTTGCCTGTAATAGCTTCGTACACCAAGTTACCCATACATATAAGTAACTTGGGTTTCGCCCATCGTATCTCGTTTACAAATCTATCCTTGCAGCCTGCTATATCCGCTGGAGTTGGATCATTCTTCCACCAACAAAGTAAGTTGGTAGTATACACATCCTGACGCGGCCAATAAACAGCCTTCAGTATAGCGTCCAGTAGTTTGCCTGAGGGGCCACTAAAAGGTCGGCCACTACCAACCTCATCCTGGCCTGGAGCTATACCAACAATTACTACCCCACGTGATGGATCACCATAGCCACGGCAACCATTATGGTGACACAAGGGTCCACGTAATAGGTCATCACTTATTTCAACTGTAGCTGTCACTATTTACTTCTGCCTCAATAGCTACCACCACTAGCCTCCATGCCTCACGCATCTCGGGTGGTAGTTGAACCCATATAGGTTTTATATTAGCACCGATAACATTCAATTCATTCCTGTATACATTGAAAGCTAACTGCGCTAACCTTTCAGTTTCAATTTCATCCATAAACATTATTCACAGAAATCGCCTTGCACAGCCAGCATGGTCCGTGTAGCCGATGCCGAGTGTGCGAGATACGGCCACGGGCCGCGATTTTTTATACTGGTTGGTTTTCACGCTTTATATAGGCTCCCAATTTGCATGACCTTCCACTACCTTCAAATGGTGAATACATGTATCCAACTCAATTACGCGAGAACATTCCCAACATGTCCACTTACCACACACTTTACATCGATGGGCGTCACCTGATCCACAATCAATGCATACAGGGAATGTTACCACATGTAGGGCCTGCTCTGCCATAGCTAACTATCCCACGTAACTAAAGCTTTCAACTCTTCACTCACATTCACGACTTCACTCCTGCACGTGGTACGCCGAGTACCGCGTCAATGATTTCCTCCGTCAATAGACCACGACACCTAAAGTCAGCTAACATAAGTTGTCTGAAGTATGAGGACGCGGCCCAATTATTCTCTGTAAGAACCTCATCCAATACCTTACGAAAGGTTGGTTCTATGGTTATCATTATCTGTTCACTACGTCGCTCGCCCATTAGTTCCTACCTGTTCATGTTGCGGGCCTGTGTTAGTGTTCAACGGTTGTATACGCCACATGCGGCCTTTGTCTTTGTCATCTACAAAGGTTATATCATAGCGTTCCTTGAGCGAATGCTGCAAGGTCCATAATTTCTTGGATAACATTACAGCATTCCTATGCAGTCGCTCGAAGGCGTTGGGATCGTCAGCGTAACCTTGTAGATCTATCCATAATGTCCCTGGCAGTTTATACTGTTCAGGTGTGCTGTTACGTCTAACGTACTTATCAATCGCAGATACAAGTATAGCATCTTCCTCCAAGACGAACTGTTTCTGCTCTGATGATACTGCGTTGATAGCCCTTCTAAATACTTCACCCTTACCTATGGCTTGAGCAATCCAGTAACCATGATAGGCAAAATCTTCTATCCTGAACTGAGGTGCATCTCTATAGCTAGGTTTAGGTGTGCGGAGCACATACTGTACATCACGTGCTATAGCTCCCCAAATAGCATTTCTATTTTTCAGTATGTTATTGACTAGCTCACCTTCAGGTCTGAAATGTTCCAAGCGTTCTAGCATAATGATAAGCAATCTATCGGCAACGTCCTCTCTACCAAACTTTGGTGAGTGAGCACTAATACCAATCATTGCTTTACGCTTGAATGTTTTCACATCAATATCTGTATAGAGTTTTCTCTTGGCAATATTGGATGTTGATGCTGACTGAGCTAGCCTATCAGGAAGCCAGCGCTCCCATGTATCAACATTATCTAGAACTAATAGAGGGTAGTGTGATGTGGAGAAATCGTAGTTGTCAGAACTAGTTACACCGCTAAGCGGTTCATGAGGTCCGTACAAAAGTGCATATACGCAGCGGAATATAGTTGACTTACCTGCTCCTGGCTGACCGAACAGTGCAAGTATAGGTCTACTCGGACTGATACTTTTGAACAGAATAAATAGCAACCATACACTCAGTAGTGTTTGAGCCTCTTCTGGTGACATGTCAGTGACATTCTTTACTGATTCACCAAACATGAGTGTAGACCAGTCAAGAGTATTATTTACACTAGAATCTAAGGCTGACACATCCAGAGAAAAGGGTTCCATGTTCAGTGACCAAGGAAACACTACACCATTGGCACCATTATGTATTTTCTCTACCTTATCTGTTGCTATTCTGTATATATCTCTAGTACCTGAATGCAACAGAAGCGAGTTATCATTCGGGTTGTAGTAGCTTAGTGTTTCCCTACTGCCGTTGACAGGTAGATCCTCAGTACAGAAGGCGTACAAACCGTGCGCTACGTATTGTGCTTCGGAGTCAGTAGCATTCACGCCAAACTGTCTATCAAGTAATGTTGCAAGGCGCTCAGAGTGAGGGGTAATAGCAACAGGTTCTTCGTTAGCGTGTCTGATATACCAGAGATCTAACTCGCCAGAACATTTAAAAAATGAGCCAACTGCTCTGAACGTTTCTAGAATAACTTCTTGTATAGCATCCTTCTTCTCTTTGGCTGAAACCTTGCGTTTCCTTATCTCCGCAATGATATCTCTAGGGTGTAATCTGTTTAGCCTGTAATCTTCCTCGGCACGAAAAACATCCTTGGCAAGATCACGGTCCGAGTGGTAACGTTGATCTCGAAACTTATTATTTTCGCTGTCTCTAACTATCCAGTATACCTGTTCCTTAGGTAATCCTATACGAAACAGATTCATAGTCAAGGCCCATAAAGCCTTGCTTCTATCACTGGACTTAGTATTGAAGTACGATATTGTACCTAGATCGAGTTTACCTTTGATGCTATGAAATAGCTCTTGTGGACCTACATCAAGTACAGGAGGGTTCTCCATAAACTTGATATCTTCTGGTGGTCTACTAGCATCAAATATAACGTAAGGCTGTAGCTCAGGTAGTAGCTCGAAGTCAGCAGCAGTGTAGTCCTTCTTACCTATGGACCGTAGTTCTACAACATTACCTATGTCCGAGTACTTATAGTTGTTTGTCCCTGGCAACCGTACCTTACGTCCAAGGGGCCAACCACTATGATCACATCGATCGATGTTGTATGTTATCTTGTGACTGAACCGCTCGTGAGTCTCTAGGTCTTGCTGCTGATCTTTATCGAGAATCCAATAAGCTTGATAACGGCTAGGACTTGTCTCGATAATAAAAGATGGATCAAGGGGAAGTATGTCAATGGAAGCGTTATCGAGATCAGCTTGTATCGTCCTAGAAGGTAATACGTTATCCTTAGTGCTTGAGGGGGCTTTGAATAAGTAAGATGAAAAGTATACGTTGAAACCGTTAAGTGAAGCTTCAACGGCACGTATAACTATAGCCTCAAGTTGGTTGGGCCAAGTGTACCATTCCTCTTTCCAGCCTGTACTAGGGGAATAAATAGCTAAGCAAAACTTTCCTTCATCAGCAGTAACAACCGTTTGTAGGAAGTCACCTATACTGAGTGAGGTAGCTGTGCCTGCTTTGAATTCATTGAAGTTGTCACCTTCGTGACCATTACCATTAGTTGGCGTCGGGGTAGGTGTTGTCACCACAGAAAGGGTAAGTCTCCCACGTCTCAAACTCTGGAATATATCGCCTGATATTGTTCTTTAGACGTAATCTAACAACATATATCGGCCATAATTCCTGCTTACCCAAATCGGGCCTATCTGGACTGCATAAACACTCTGTCTCACCCCAAAAACATGTCATACATGCTTGCGGAGGTGGTTGATCACCTTTCGTTCTTCGATAGTATTTATCAAGCACTTCAAACTGCCTGATCAATCCCTCTACTAAGTATGGCCTGGGAGGGATTTCTTTATACCTGTATTCTGTGTCTGTCATGTGGTGTGCGGGTTTCCTTATTACGGGGCCTACAATACTAAGAAACCCCTGCTAGAAGAAGCTAGGGTTAGGTCTTCTTCTAACAGGGGGCCTAGAGATGTAGTAACTTGCTTCCCTAAAACAAATTACTACTTCATTTTATGTGACGTAGAATGAGACTAACGTCCGAACATGGCTCCTGCGCCAGCCTCTAGTACAGTTTTCACTCGATTGCGGTCTTTGCCTTCGTAATTCTCCGTTGTCACCACCACGCGACAAGGATTACCACGAAGCTCAGTAAGAACCACGTCGAGATCAACTTTACCAGTAAGCTCAGCAGGATCAGCACCTAACGCAATGCAAGCACCCTTGATTGCAAAAAGGGCCTGCGGTTGGAGGGAATAATCCTTCCAAAATTTGCGCTTTTGATACGGTTCCTCAGTGATTTCGTACACCACGTTTACCTTAGGCTCACCTGAGGATTTCGCGGTGTCGAACTTGTACGATTCAAAAATGCAATCGTACGTACCGTTGGGAAGTGCTGCAAAATCTGACTCTACGCCAGTGAAATCGATTTGCATGATCTGTTTATGCTTTCCTTTTGTCTATTGACAGTGTGTTGTGTCGAGTATCAGTGTCGGTTTTCTGTGACTCAAACGACGGGGTGTGTCCGACCCCCACAACCTCCTTTCTCTCGCTTCTCATGTGTAGATTGTAGGTTGCGCGTTGGCAGCTTGCAACCCCCAATCTGGACATGCAATAAATAATGGTGTGTGATGTGTATGTTAGGTAGGTGGTGTAATTGTTGGTCTGTTACCAAATCCTGGCGGTAACGGAATAGGATCACCACTAGTGTCAGTAGCTTCTTTATACAGAGTACCAAACACGTCAGGTGGAATTGGCCTAACCTCGCCAGTGAAAAATTCAATCATGTAATCGCCTGGGTTAGCTGTATAAAATCCACCTGAACCATTTGGATAGGAATGTGGATCCTTGTCCCATATTCCTATCACACCTGTTGTTTGGTCCTGAATAGGAGTTATCTCGTATGACTCAAACCCTGCATCAGTAAACCCCTGAACAATATTAGCCCAATGTTCCTCTGGAGTAATACCGATTTGTTGAGTTTGATCCTCTTCTGACGAAATGGTGTCAGTGTCAGTCACGGTTGGTATAACCTCCGGTATTACGTCGTCAATGGTTGTTGACGCCTGAATTGATTGGAGGTCTTCCTGTAGAGTCATGTTATTTACAGTGGTTGCCCGCCGACCGCTGTCCAATGGAGTTGATAATCCAGTTGGCTCACAGGACGTACTTCTCCTGATTCTGGATCTTTCATAATGTAGTCACCGTTATGAACAATCCAAGTTCCCCCGTTAGAGTTTGGAAATTCATACGGTAGCTCTGCAATCCAGAGTCCAATTATTACGTGGCGTACACTTGAATTAGGTTTGCAATTCCAAGCCTGGAAACCCTGTTGCTTGAATTGCATTTCAATATTACGCCAGTGATCTTGTGGAGTAGTACCCACAGCCTGTGTTGGTGATAATAGCGGATCAGGTGGTGCTAAATACGGATCACGAAAGTATGGTGCAACCATAATACATGAGTACCTAATTATTTACGGAGTAGCTGGCTCCGGTTCAGGTTGTGGTGGTTCAGTTGGTGGTTCTGGTGGTGCAGGCTCAGGCTCAGGCTCAGGTTCCGGATCAGGTTGTGGTGGTGTTTCTGAATAAGCACGCCAAGATTGTAGATCAGAAGCTGTGTTGAAATCGATAGGCTTCATTGGAAGTGCTTCCTGTACCCAAGTTTGAATGTGACCGTCGATTTTAGCAGCGGTCAGTGGAGTGGATATAGTTATTTTCTTACCGGTATGACGTATTTGTTTGTCGGCCATTCTCCGTCCCCTTTCAATACGGAGAGTATGTCAGGCATTGGCATGTTCTCCAAGTGGAAAGGAATTTCATACGGAATTTTCTGTGCGTTGCCGAGTAGTGAGCGGCGGAACTTGGCCTGACTTTTAGGAGATGGTGCAAAGTTTAGAATACGAGTGTAGTACGGGGGATTGTTATGTACTGAGAGGTGCCCGATGATGTCAACTTTCCCGGGTAAAGCTTTAACCACACCTGGGGTGAATGCAAGCATGGACTTAACAATGGAATTTTCATCCTTGTCTCTATCGTCCCACGCGATGAAGATAACATTTCTACCAGTTCTACGGGTAAAGTCACGCCAATCCTCCACAAAGGATATGATTAGCTGATTAATCTTCCCGTACTCAGGTTGGCTCGGCATTTCCCTATCCTGGGTAATGTACCGTTGAGCCAACATATAGTATTCACTCAGGTTGTCAAATACCGTAGTCTGGAATGGGTAGTTACGTGGATCCTTGAAACATTGTTGCGACCAACGAATCAACTCATCCCATTTGTAGATCTGTACAACCTTGAGTTTGTCTTCTGAATAATGAGCAATAGATTGTGTGCCACCCTCCGCGTCAAGAAACACAGTTGGAGCACCGTGTGGAGAGTCAGCGCAGCTTGCAGCCAAGGGTGTTTTTCCAACACCGGCTGCACCATACAATATCATACACATACCAAGCTTAGTCATTGCCTGTGGAGGCAGTAACTCGAAGCCTGCGAACGTGTTGCTTGTGGTTACGTTCTCAGGTGTTAGTATTTCCTTACCGTTGAAGAGCGTAGTTGTATCAGTTGTTGTTTGAGTCACTATGTTGTTCCAATAGCTCAAGTAAGTTTTTGTTGACAGAGCGCAAATCGTCTATGAGCATAGTGCCCATTTTGAGGGCAGCACGGAGATTAACTATCTCGTGACTGATAACTTCATAGAATGTTTTGTTGGTGGGCCACTCTATGTCTAGTGTTTCTAGAGTGTGACGTTGAGTGGCGTGTTCTGTTGCTAGCTCATTCTTGTAGCTAGTGCGTTCAGTCATAAGTTCATCACACTGTCTGATATATTCACCACAAATACCGTTCAGCCAATCCTGACTTACAGGCATATCAATCCACTACAATAGTTTCCCGCCTATCACATTGAATGCAGTGAAGAACTACGTGTATACGTGGAGCAGCATGAGGTGTTGAGAAGGCACGCCAACCGTAGATTGAAACATTCTCAGAATAACAGTGGAGGCATTTCAATACGAAATCATCGAAAGCTGGATCGAAGTTTCTAGTCTGCGACCTGGGTTGCACGTCCAATTACCTTTGGGTTGTAATCTTCTCGAATGCGACGTGTGTACTCATTATGGAGTACATACTCTGTGTCTTCGTCTCTGCTGATAGCGGTGCAGAGTTTTTCTAGACCGCAATCCCAACAACCCTCCCAACGACGGTTTATGTAAGAGGCAGGGTTCAGCATCATCTCATTTGTTTCTGCTAGGAGATGTTGTTGGAATTCATCTACTTCAAATTGTGGTCGGCGCAATATTTCACGGAAGAAGAGGTCCGGTAAGGTTCTACCTTTGGGTGGTGTTTCTCTTTTCCATGCACCGTCGTATGCGACCCCTGCAACGTCACCGATACCCAATTGTTGAGTAATCCAGATGTATGCCAGAAATTGATCGTTATGTTGAAGGTCTGATAGTTTGGGTCTGTTTTCGTACGTCTTGCGTTCAAGAACGTACAGGTAGCCTTTATCATCTCTAATTAGCGAGTCCAGCGTACCTTCAAGATAGTTCTGTCCATCGCACGGAATGTTATGTGAGGTAGGACATTCCAGACACAAATGTGAGTGTGACGGTATTGTTGTAATACCTTCAGAGAATATATGCTGTGAGCCTGGAATAGGTGCAATGATAACTTGCTCGGGTGCAACTAACGTAAAGCCTTCAGGCAGTGGAGTTTTCCAGTATGACTCGTAGTTGACACACATAGCGTGACCCATACGCATTGATGAGTATGAGTCTTCTAACTCTTCGTCAGAGGGAGGCGCACCTATTTGATCGGTGTAGTGTTGTTTGATACGATCGATTTCTTCGTTCGCATGTTGAAGAAAGTAATCTGAAAGTGTGTGGGCTTGTGGGTCTGCAATCCAGTCAGCCTGGGCCTGATGATAGACTGAACCAATTTGCAAAGCCTGACGTGGAATAATTGGTGTAAGTGCTTGATGGTTGAGTGAGGACAGGTACCACTGCCTACGACAACGTTTATAAATACTGCGCTCAGTAACGCCGAATATCATGTAGCTATGGTAGTGGAGGGGTGGAGGGGGTGTCAATACGCAGTTTGTCTGCGTAGTTATTCAAATCATGGAGTAGTCTGTTAATTGATGGGTACTGATTCTGGTTGACACTCCAAGCACGGAATCCAATTCGTTGGTTACTATCCTGAAATATGGATAGTAACCAATTTCCTGGACCTATACTTGATAACGAGTCTCGCCAGTCAGCGTCTGCGTCATTATCTGTTGTCATGGGATAAGGTTAGTTAGGTAGGGTTAGTTTACCTTGGCAAAGTAAATCCGGATAGGATTACCTTGTCGTGATTCCTCGAAGAAACCTTCCTCACGCTGAAACTCATCGTTGAGTACAGCACCCTGTATAGTAACATAAGTCATAGGTTCACTTAGACCGTATTGACGGTAACCAAAGTCTTGGTACGCAATTGTGTTGCGGCGTACTTCAACTCTACCAACCTGTAAGGTAACGTGACCTAATGGTTCTGGTGGTATGTCTGTGCTAATCACTATTTCGTTAGGATCAGGTTGGATGTGTAAGGAACGCTCAGGCACTAACAAGTTCGCATTACTGAGAATGTAAGAACCTACCAGTGCCTTGCTAGTTACAGCTAAACCTGAACCTAGAAAGCCGCGTCGTGTACTGGTGTTTGAGTTAGGTATCATTCTTCATCATCAGCTAATGCAGATGAAAGGCTAGAAACCAAATCTTTCAGTTCTTCGATATCAAGAGATTGTGAATCCAGTTGGCGTTCCAGCGATTCGATACGCTGCTCCAACTGATTCATCCACTCGGTGCTAACCGTTACTGTTTGTGTGTTAGTGTCCGGAGTAGTCATTAAAATTACCCTTCAGATGTTGACTTAACCCAATTACCTTCGGCGTCTTTGTGATAGCCTGCTTTCCGAACAGCAGCCCAAGCAACCTGAAAAGCTTGTTGTTCAGAGGGATATTGTTTGTGGGCAGAATTAAACGCTGCGAGCCAAACGTGCTTCGCGTGTGATGGCAGGGATGAGACTTGTGGAGGTAAGTCACTTACACTATTGTACGGCATATTGATTATTCAGCCAAGTTTCTAATTCAGTGTGAAACTTATTCAGGTAGTCAGGTTGTTTCTCTTCAAGAGGATCATCATCGTCAACGTCAGCCAATGCTTCAAGTAAATGCATAACAGCCAACATGCCTGCATAGAATGCACGCTGTATTTCCTCTTCAGTAGCTTCTGATGGTAGAATATCCTCCCTGTAATTGTTCCAAATCCAGTCAGCAGTAATTTCGTATGGAGTGTTGGGAGTGGGGTGTGGTTGTGGGGCCATTACTTCAGTGCCTCCAATACGATGTTACGAATGCTGGTTTCCCGTCTGTGAATGGTTGCGTGTATTACTTCATCAACACTGGATTTGACATGCATGTAATAAGCAAACACTGAGTCATGTTCGGAGGTAGCACGGCGTACCCTGGACAGAGCCTGATACATTCTGCCTGGGGTGTAATCCTCTTCAAAGAAAATAGCGTACCGTGCGAATGAGAGGTCTACACCTTCAGACATGGAGGCGAGTGTAGCTACAATAGGTTGGGTGCTAGAAGTTGCAAGTTGTACTCTGAGATGTGGAGCGATGTCACCTGTAATCATGGTAGCTGGTAGAAAGTTGCTCAATACCTCAGCAGTTTCCTTGTACCAACAAAACACAACGATTTGGTTCTGGTGATCGGTTGGTGACTGTGACCGTTGGATATCATCGATCAGCGTGTTGAGTGCATCCAGCTTTTCTGGTGTGATAGTTAGTTGTCTCAGCAGGTGAAGTACAGGTGCAGCGGATTCAAATGTGATAGGTATTTTGTTTGTTTGTTGTGCAAGCTGCTGAGGGAATTCAGGTAAGGTGGATGTAGTGGAGGATGTGGTAGTTTCGAGTGAGTAGTTACGCCGCAGTTGATCGTAAATGCGACGTTGCTCCGGAGTGAATTCCACTGTGAGAGTAGTCTCAGTAAGTGGAGGCAACTGCATTGCCACATCATCGTAAGTACGTCCAATACCGTACTCATTGAGTATGTCTACTAGGAGTGCACGGTTCTTGGTACCAATTATTTTGATACCGAATGGAGTCTGTGCCTGAACACAGAATTCAGACACAAACCTCCAATAGGAACTAAAGCGACGTGGATCGATCATGTGGAGTTGAGGCCACAAATCGTCAGCGTCTTTGTAAATCGGTGTTGCGCTTAGTAAGTAAACGTTAGGTGTACGGGCAGCAAATGTGAATACTGACTGAGTACGTGCTGCCTTGCGTCCTCTAAATTGATGGCTCTCATCAACTATGAGAGTGTTAGCTGGTGGTAGTTCATAGGTACGAAACATGTCATGGTTGATAATTTTGTATGGTGCGCTGCTATTGAGAGCATCCAATCTGCGTTGTCTCGTACCCTGTGCAACTACTACGTCTCTGGATATGTGATTGAATATGGTCTGGTACCAGTTGTCCAGCCAGTATGCAGGAGCCGCTATTAGAGTAGGAGTTTGTCCTTCAGCAGCTAGAATTGCTTCAACTGTTTTACCCAAACCGGGCTGATCGAATAGGAGGGCTTTCCTCTTCTTCCTCAGAAACTCTATCGCTTGTTGTTGGTAAGGTCGGGCTTGTAGTGTCATGTATCTCTTGATTGGAATCAGTATAGTTGAATGGTGTAGTTGGCTGTGAAAGTAAATCGTTCTGAAGCACAATAGCAATTAGATGTGCTCGATTGGACACACCAAATTTCTTGAACAGCGCACGGATGTGAAACCGTACACCATCATGTGTTAGTTTCATTTCGTGAGCAATCTGAGTATCATTGTAACCATCGGCAATGAGAGCCAGTACATCACGTTGCCGTGTTGATAGCGTAGGTAGTTCGGGGATGTGTGGTGGTGTTGTCATGCCTTGGTTTATACGGGTGTGGGTGTCGCTACTTCTAATTCCATTGCTTGGACAAATTCACGGAAGGTTTCAAACTGAGCATCGTGGAGCCATGCATCGTACAACATGGTGGTTAGTTCTACTGTGAGATCTAGTTCAGAAGCAATTAGCTCCCAATAGTCCTGTTGGGGATCTCGTTCTTTGAGTGTAGGTGATCCACAATTAGGACAGAATGCTTTCTTGGGATTCCAGCCTTTTGATGGATCATGCATTGACTCTAAGCGAAAGTCAGCTAAACAGGTGCGACAATGTATTGTGTGTTTATTCATTATCATAGAACGGAGTGTTGCGGCTCCTTGAGCAAGAGCAGGTGCATGTGTAGTCATTACACGAAATGCACAGTCATTACACAATAGCAGTGGAGATGGCGGGTGAACGTATTTGGTAGAATCTGTGTAAGGTGGACTTGTGTAATGCCAGTTAGTCGGTTGAGTTGGAGTGGTGCATAAATCTGATTGACACATAGTAGATAGTGGTTATATTAGCACTACAATTCCTTGGGCTGTACCAAATGCAACGTCTGAGTTATCATCGTCTAGGTGCTGTACATCTTCTTTAGTATGCCATGCAACCTCATCTATGGTCATGTACATACCGTCAAGGTAGAAGTATACGTTGGAAGCGGATGGAAGAGTTGATAGGTGGTTGATCAGTTCCTCTGTTGTCATGGTGATTGTACTCCGTACCCCTGAGCCAAGTCAAGTAGCAAGTTGGAATAGTGAAACACCATCTGTGATATGTTCGGTACTGCACTAGCTGGTACTATCGTTTGTTTGGCGGGAAGGTTGTTAGGTTTGTAATATACGCGCACGTTATTGTCTATCTGTTCAATTTCAGCGTGTGCGTCAGCCGTCCGAATTGATACGAACATTGGGATGAGGGCCTTGTTATGAATGTGATTCTGATGTGATATGTGCGTAGTTATTTGTAAGTTGATGGTCGCCGTGCACAGCCAGCATGACCCTGTAGCGGATGAACAGTGAAGAGGTGTCAGGAAGAAAGTCTAATCGTCTTTGTAGTGGCGTGCACAATAATCGGTACAGAAATGTGCATCGTTAGGTGGTGGAGCGGATGATTGCTCAAACGTGTCACCACATGTATAACAAGTGCGTGGTCGATTGACGTATTTGTGACGAACGAAAAAGTTTTGCTCTTGTAGGGGTGTGAGACTGGATGCCTCATCTAATGTGAATAACGTATCAGCATTAGTATCAGGCTCAGAGTCATACTGTCTGACTAACCATTTACCTCTACGGTTGCGGGAGTCACCGTATCGGCGGGAGGCTGATGGTGTGTTAGGTGGGCCTTTGAATGATGGTGACATGAAAGTGTTAGGTATAGAAATCCGTGTGCTCTAAAATAAAGAAGAGATCGATATCAATAGCACTGAGCGTCGAGGATTCGAGCAATGAGGTTGAAGAGTGAAATGGCTGCGACGGTGATTGTGACAAACATGGTGATTGTTCCTTTGTTTTGTTGTCAGATGGAGATGGAGTTGTAA